AATGCGTACCAACGTCGCAGCGAAGCATTCCCCTACCGCGCCCCGCACTCACGAAGGCGCTCTTGCAACCCCGAACCCTACCGCCCTGGCGCAGTTGAAACGCTCTGTCATGGCGTGCATGCTGTGGGAGGATTCATTCTATGAGGATGGCAAGGCAATTGCCGAGCGCATCGCCGAATTGCTGAAGCAGGTTCCGTTCGCCGATGCCGCGCAAGTCGCCATCGACGCCCGCGAGAAGATGAAACTGCGTCATGCGCCGCTGCATCTTGCGGTGAGCCTGATCCGCGCAAAGAACCAAGGGCGCGGAGTCGGCGACCTGATTGAGCGCATCATCCAGCGCCCGGACGAACTCGGCGAACTGTGCGCGCTGTACTGGAAAGACCAGAAAGGCGCCCCGCTCACCAAGCAGATGAAAATCGGCCTTGGCCGCGCCATCGGAAAGTTCAGCGAGTACCAGCTTGCGAAGTGGAACAAGGAGGGCGAGGTCAAGTTGCGCGACGTGCTGTTTCTTTCGCACGCCCGTCCGAAGGGCGCGGAGGATATCTACACAAAAAAAGAGCGCAAGGGTAAAGCGAAATACGATCTGAACGACGCCGAGAAACTTTACGCACGCATCGCGGCTGACTCGATGGCGACGCCCGACACGTGGGAAGTGGAGCTCTCCGGCGGGGCCGACAAGAAGGCGGTATTCGAGCGCCTGATCCGCGAGAAGAAGCTCGGCGCGTTGGCGTTTCTGCGAAACCTGCGCAACATGATCGAGGCGAAGTGCGACGAAGACCTGATGCGCGACTACCTGCTGACGGTGAACCTCGGCCGCATCCTGCCGTTCCGCTTCATTGCCGCAGCGAAGTATGCGCCGCGCCTGGAGGATGCCATCGAGGCAGCGATGCTGCGTTGTATCGCCGAGCAGCCGAAACTGCCGGGTAAGACCGCGCTTCTGATCGACCACTCCGGTTCGATGCAACAGCCGGTATCGGCGAAGTCCGAAATTACCCGCTTCGACGCTGCTGGAGCACTGGCAATGCTGCTGCGAGAAGTCTCCGATCGCTGCCGGGTCTTCACGTTCTCCGACCGCATGGTAGAGGTTGCGCCGCGCCGAGGATTCGCCATGTTGCAGGCCGTCCGCGAAGTCATCAATCCGGTCGGGACGCTGCTCGGGTCTGCGGTCAAGGCCGTCTATCATACGTTCCCGGAGTGCGAGCGCATCATCGTGATTACCGATGAGCAATCGGCCGACCGTCCGCCGCACCCGCAAGGCACCGGCTACATCGTGAACGTCGGCATGGATCGAAACGGCATCGGTTATGGGCCGTGGGTGAGCATCAACGGCTGGAGCGAGGCCATTCTCGATTACATCCGAGAATACGAATCAGAACCGGGATTAAGCCCCCACTGACGCGCTTATTGCAATCGTCTAGGAAAATGGGTAATCTTGCGTCCAAGTAGGGCTGCTGGCGGTGTCCGCCAGTGCGGTAGCCTTACTCTTTCAATATAAAACGGCCTCCGAAGTGCGGGGCCGTTTCGTTTTTTCAGAACACGGAAGCCCGACAAAATCTCGCCAGATTGGGGCACTCCCGTTCGTTTGCCGGAAACGTAAAAACCGGCAGCTATTCGCGGGCCGCCGTTTTTACCATGCCCTTGGCGCGGCGGGGCGCACCAGACGCTGTCGTAGCTCAGTTGGCAGAGCGGCGCCCCTGTAAGGCGCGGGTCGCAGGTTCGATTCCATGCCGGCAGCACCAGAATTGGGGATGTAGCTCAGTTGGGAGAGCATCCGCCCTGCAAGCGGAACGTCGTCGGTTCGATCCCGACCTTCTCCACCAAGTTTTCGGCGTTTAGCGCAGCCCGGTAGCGCGCCTGCTTTGGGAGCAGGATGTCGAAGGTTCGAATCCTTCAATGCCGACCAAGTTTGGAAGAGTGCGCGAGCGGCTTATGCGCCCGGTCCTGAAAACCGTGAGGGGCAGAGAACCTGCCCGCGTGGGTTCGAATCCTACCTCTTCCGCCAGAGCAATCGCGGGGTAGTTCAGTCGGCAGAACGCGGCCTTCATACGGCTGGTGTCGCTGGTTCGAGTCCAGCCCCCGCAACCCTCCAACCGCGAGCAACCACGGCCCGCCTCCCTCCCTGGCGAGGTCGTGAGTGGTTGGCTTTGCCCGGCCCGCAAGGGCTCGGGCTTCTTTTTTGAGGCTCACCCGTAACGTGGCCGCCGATGAGGTGTGATGGAAATCAATTGGACTCAGATTCTAACGCAGGGAATCGTGACCTTCGGTGCGGTTGCTGTGGCCGCCATACCGTTATGGCGCAAGCAGCGCGCGACGCACGATGTGGTAGAAAAGCGGGTGGTACCGCTACTCGACGAAACGGTAAAGTCGGTCAACGGAATGAAGGCGGCGCAGATCGCGGCTGAAATAGCGGCGGCCCGAAAGGGTGGGATCATCGACGAAAAAGAGAAGCAGAGGGAGCGCGATGACGAACGCCGCGGGACATCAGATGATCGGAAGGTTCCGTGAAGTGCATCGCTTCCCCGACGATTTTGAGATTGGTGATTCAGTTGGGCCTAGCGACCTCGCAAAGGATGAGAAAATCTGCGACCCGAAAATGCGCGGCTTAGTCGTCGGGCACAACAAACATGGCTGCGTGTTGGTGAACACGGCAAAGAATGGGGCAAGGCGCAAGATGATCCGGCCATTCAAGCCTGAGTTTCTCGAGAAGGAGTAGATCAATGACCGCGAATTGGAGGGTCCGCTACTGGTGCGCGGCCTCATTGTCGGGCTCGCGGTCAGAGTCGTTGCGGCGTTTATCGCCTATGTTCATGATGGGGATCAGGGCGTGTAGTGGCGTCTTCGGTGTGGTAGCTGGATGCGCACTCCTGCAAGCACCGATCCCCGTCGCCTTTTCTGCGGACAGTCAAGATGACTGGCGCAAGTACGACCAGCCGGGGCCGGTGGAGCGCAGCTTCACTTGGCGCGAGCAGGCAGCGCAGGCAGCGCAGGCAGAAGAGGGCGAGCGCTGGAAGCGCGATGATGCGCAGTGCCGGGGCAACGCCACGATAGAGTTGGCGAAGCGCGAGCATCTGTGCGCGATGCACGGGCGCTGCGAGGTAGGAAGCATCGAAGACGACCGCCGGGCGTGTATGGCGGGACGCGGGCATAGACAGGAGAAACCATGAAAGCACTCGTCGTTGTGGCGTTGTCGCTGGCTCTGTCGAAGGAGTAACCCATGCTAACCGTCATCGGATTTTTGGTAGCCGCAGCCTTCATCTGCACCATCGTCTCGGCCATCGGCAAGTGCCCGCTGTGGGTGGCGGTCGTGCTGCTCTGCGTGATCGAGCTGATTCGTATTTTGCCGATAGGGAAATGACATGCCGGACGACAAAACGAAGCGCAAGCACGACTCCAAACTGGTAAGCCTTGGCGAGCCGCACGAGGTTCGCTACTGGTGCAAGAAACTTCAATGCACGAAGAAGGCGCTGGGCTACGCTGTCGAGTCTGCTGGGATTTCAGCAAAACTTGTTCGATTTTTCATCCGTGAAATGCGCAAGACACCGGGAGCCTAAACCATGGCCACGATCAATCCAGTCATCACCCGCATCGGCGACCACACCGTGAAGTTCCTTTACTCGCCGATGACTCAGACCGGCGCGGACGTGGGTGCGCCAATAGGCCCGAACCACGCCGACTACCCGGATCGCAATGTCCAAGTCTTCGGCACATTCGGCGCCGCCGGGAGTCTTGCAATACAGGGATCGAACGACAACGGAACCACCTACGCCACCCTCAACGACCAGAGCGACAATCCTCTCGCGCTGACGACGGCGAAGAACGAGCAGATCATCAGCGTGCCGGAGTTGACGCGCCCGGCCGTGACAGCCGGAGACGGAACGACATCGCTTACCTGCATCATCATCTGCCGCAGGGCACAACGGAGCAAGTAGCCATGGACAAACTGGAAGCCGCAGCAGCAATCCGCAAGCTCGCCAAGCAGTACGAACCCATGGTTGTGGCCG